TATGGTGTTGAGAGGGTACAGTAGGTAATCCTAGGAGACCTCGCTGTCTCCATCAGTGGATGCTACTGTCCTCTCTTCACCTTCCACTGACTTCTCTCGTCATCCTTGAATACTGAAGTAAGACTCCTACCTTATAGGAATGGGTATAATTTAGCAATAATGGGTGCATAACCTATATATCTATAAGTCATTCTACCCCTGGGTAGTGGGCCTTTAAAATACTGTCTCAACCCACATACTACCAGGAGTAAAACTATGAACTACATGGTCGGCTTCGTGCTGTTTATGCTAACCATTATTGCGATTGATAACTTGAGACTAACCTTTTCAGATACCACTCGGCCTTCTGGAGGTCTTCCAAGGACTTCCCCTTCCTCTCGTATCTCCACAGATACTTGAGACAGTTACCCTTACAATAACCATTGAATGCTTCAGAGGTCATTGATTCTTCAATAGCCTCTATGCACTCTATCTTGCCACTGTAGTGGTCAGGGTGGTTGACCATGTCTGTTTCTGTATGGCTGCCACCCTGTTCTTCAGATACCATTGCTTCGTATCTCTTAGTGATTGCAGGGTGTTCTCTTTTTAGTCTATCCCATTCTGCAGGTGTTGCATCATCAATACTCATAGCAGTGGTCTCCTTAGTCTCTCTTGGGACATAAAGTCAGCCTTAGTCTCTAACCTGGGCCAGGCTTGTTTCCTCTTTTCACCCTTTGTTGATTGAGTATGATAGTGGCCTTGTATGGCCTTATCAGTGAGTACTTCATCCTTGTATAACCTGTTGCGTACTGTGTCATAACTTAATCCAGTTATGTCAGCTATGTTTCTGTAGGTGTAGAACTTACCTTTCTTAAAGCGAGGGTCTTCTCCCTCATACTTAAACTCTCTTATAATTGTCATCACAGTGTTCCTTTGTTCTTTGCATTAGACGTGGCAGCTCTCACATTGCTGTAGCATTTGCCACTCTTGCTCTGTGATACCAGTCATGATGAACTCACGGTCAGTAGCTGTTAAATGGGGGCAGACATCCTGTATAAGCTCACCTGCTTCCCACCGTCTTAGCTGCTCTCTGGTTATGTCGATATCTCTTTTGTGTAGAGCTCCAGTGACCTTTGACTGTCTTTCGATAATCATCGTCCTGGTTCCCACATATTGATAACTTCATTGTCTGCATCCCAGTCGCACCACCTAAGTATCCTGGCGCACCTGCTCTGGACTATTGCATCCTCCCTGGTAAGCCCTGCCTTGATGTAAGCCTGTGCTACAAGCTCCCAACTAGGGTGATTACCTAGGACCTTCTCAGCGGTCTTAGGACCTATCCTGGGACAGCCTGAGTAACCATCGGTGGCATCACCCATCAGACACTGCATAAGAAACCAATGGTCTGCTTCCAGGTCTTTTATCTGCAGCAGCTCATCAGCCATAGGTCTATAGAGTTTGCCTGGTATGGTCTTCATATCTTTGTCATCACTGACGATGACTGTAGGCTTAGTCTTTGCAGACTGAAGAATACCCATGATGTCATCAGCTTCTAGGGTGTCTTGCCAGTGGCATGGATAGTTCTCCTTTGCCCACTGGACCAGGGCTTTATAACCGACTGGTTTTCTGGTCTTCTTTCTGTTGCCTTTATAGTCTGGCAGCACAGTCTTTCTAAAGTTGCTGCCTTCAGTTAGACACACAAGTATTTCATCGCTGCCTAAGCGTTCCTGGAACTCTTTTATCCTGGAGGCAAACATTCGTTTAGCTGCAGCCAGGTCAGTTGTTAGGGACCATATGTCATCACCCCAGTCGACCTCTTCTTCACAAGATGAGCAAGCCTGGTACAGGTAGATGTCACCATCGATGAGCAGCGTTGTTTTGGTGTCACATAAGTTGTGCAATACGTTCATCTAAACCATCCTTAAAATCTAAGCCTTCTTCAGTTATATTCCACTGATTACTAAACATCTCGAAGTCAACTTCTGTAGTAATTAATCCACGACTAGCGCAGACAGCGATGTGCCAGGCAGCTTTCCTGGCTAGGTTTGATTTGACTGTAAATGGTTCCCTGGATGCTGTGTCCAGGACAATCCAGAACGCCATGAGTTGCTCTAAATCGTTTTCTAAATCAAGGTCCTCAGTGGGTGTCGCTCCAAGTTGCTCCAATGGCAAAGTCTGCTTCGATTGGGAGTTGGATTTGGAAAGCTCTTCCTGTTTCTTCCGCCATTCTTCTAGTGATATCACCGACATGGTTTGCTACCTCTTCAGTTCTACACGCAATCTGAACCTCGTCATGAATCCATCCCATGATGTAGGCATCAATCTTTTGTGTAGTAAGTTCTTTATCCACCAGAGCAACCCATTGCTTACATAGGATTGCACCTGCTGACTGTAGAAGTTGAGACAGACATCGATGCTCTGACCTCACGAACAGCTTTCTGCCGTCCATGCCTTTGAGATATCCACGCTGATATGCTGTTTTCAATTCTTGTTTTAGTTTTTTAAATGCAGGTACGTTCTTATCAAAGTCAGCCTTTAGACGTTTACCGTCTTTTGCTGTACCTCCGACAATCTTGCCTATAAGACCATCCCCACCCCCATAAAGAGTGGCATAGATAAATGTCTTGGCTTCGTCCCTTGTCTTGAGTCCTGCTGCTTTTTGGTTATAGGTATGAATGTCACCTGAGAGTATCTGCTCAGCATACTCACCATCATCCTGTAAGTAATGTGCCAAGCACCTAAGCTCTAGACCAGAAAGGTCAGCACCTACCATGCACCATCCTTTTGGGGCAGTGAATAGGTCTCTACACTTCTTACCGAAGGCTGCCCTAGTGCTAGGAACCTGGGCGAGGTTAGGATACCGATGGCTCGCTCTGCCACTGACAGTGCCACCACTAACAATACTGTGTCGCAGCTTACCGTCCTTACCACAGACCTTCATCCATGCCTGGCTGCCTTCTGCTAGTTGAGCTATTCGCTTTTGTACCAGGAAGAACTTTGCGAGCTTTTGTGCTTCTGGATATGGCAGCTGTGATAGTACAGTCTCGTCTACCTTAGCTTCTCCACTGGGGGTGAAGGCTTTAGGTTTCCACCCATACTTTTTAACCAGGCAGAAATGGATATGCTTTCTAGAGTTAGGGTTGAACTCGACTACCTTAACCTTAGTAAACGGCTCTCCTTTAACGTATCCACGAGACTTGTTGTTTACCTTGGGAATGAACTCTGTCCGTATCTCCCAGGGCTCAAACAGCTCATCAAGCTCCTTCTCAAGCTCAATACGAATAGAGGCCAGTTCTGCATACAACTCACCTGCTGCCTTAACATCGAATGTCCAACCATTGTTACCAATGCGGTTACACACTTCAGCTAACTCATGCTCCAGGTCAATAGAACGACTAGAGAAATCCTTACTGTCTTTCATAAGCTTTTTGTAGAGCTCATAAGTCACTCTTACATCTTGCTCACAGTAGTCGAGCATATCCTGGTTACACTCTTCCCAACCGCCTTCATAGTCACCCTTCATGGTTCCCATACGAAGACCCCAGGCCTTGAGTGAATGGCTGCCCCACATACGTTTTTGAAAGCCATCTGGCAGCGATACTGAAACTGCATCGTCATTCATCAAGTCAGCTGAAACTAACCTGGATAGAACCAGGGTGTCAGTTATCTTTCCTTTAGGCTGCCAACCAGGGTAAACCTTTTGTAGTGCAGGAATATCAAAGTTGATGATGTTGTGACCAATGATTTCATCAGCTTCTGCAAGTAGTTCTAATGCAGCAGCAATGCCTTGTGGTCCATGATAAATATGTGATGAGTTTTTACGTCTATCCTTGTTATCCGTATCGAGAATAGCTATACAGTGAATAGTGTCTAACTGGTCGAGTAGTCCATTACTTTCCAGGTCAAATATCAAGCTCACAAAGCAAGCTCATGTTGTTTAGCGTTTGTTTTATGTGCAGCATTAGCATCAAGTCTCCAAGAGCCAATGATAGTTGGCTTACCATGTCTGTTAGTGACAGGTATGTCGTGTCTAACTATGGGATGCCCATCTTCTCTAAGATTGTGAATGACTGCTGAAATACGAGTAATACCCATGTTCTTAATGGCGTAAAAACTAGTAATGCTTTTGCCTGTTTCCAGGTATGTTAAAACTGAATCTTTCTGACTCATGATATGTCTCCTTAGTGATTTCGATGTTTTAAAAACGACTAGTATCGTTGTCGGTATCGATTAACCGACCTGTTTCTCTGTTGTATTGAAGTCTCCCTGCCCAACCTACTTGACCAGTGAAACGGTTTTTAAGGACTACAATGTCCCTGGTGTCATCTGTAGGGTCATCAGCGTTAACCTGAAGCCCTAGACAGAAGTCTGCTAACTGAGCAATAGAATGGCTGCCACGTAGCTGCGATAGCTTTACCTTCGCTCCATTCTCATGCCCATCACCCTGTGGACGTGTAAGGTGGCTTACCAGGAACAATGTGATTCCTAGCTCCTGGACCATCGTCCTGAGTGTTGTCATGATTTGGTCGATAAGCCGCCTTTCGTCAGTGACTTGACCAGTGATACCTGAGACCAGGATGCTGATGTGGTCTAGGAAGACGTGAGTACAGCCCATAGCTTTTGCCATGTACTGAATGCGGTTGACTACTACGTCTAATGAAGTTGAACCAAAGTGATTAAACAGCTGAACATCGCCATCCTTAAACAGCTCGTCATGGCCTTGTAAGACCTCTTCTTTGGTAGCGCACTCATAGTCTTGGACAATGTTCTTATCCAGGTGAAGACCAATGAGTCCTCTGACGGTGCGTTTGTTTTCTTCTTCTAGCATTAACATACCGACCTTCTGCCCATTGTCATGAAGGTGGTAAGCGAACTCGGTTATCAAAGTACTTTTACCTACACCAGACCCTGCACAAATAGTTACCAGGGTGGCAGGTCGAATACCTTTAGTTATATCGTTGAGCTTTTTGTAGGGGTATCTGACCAGGGATTCCTCGTCAGTTTCTGCAATAGAATTTCTCAAGTCAGAAGAGCTAATGATGCCATCAGGTCTCCAGTCTTTAGCTCGCCAGATAGCATTGATAATCTCATGCTCACAGCCTTTCTGAAGTGCCTCATTTGCATCCTTATAGGGAAGCTTGGCAATCTTGACCTTACCTATAGGCATAGCCTCGGCACACTCTATGGCAGCCTTAGTACCTGCATCGTCCTGGTCAAACATGAGGATGATTTCCTCAAAGCCTTCTAGGTAGTCCCAGGCATTCATTAGAGCCTTCTTACCGCTCTGTGCACCGTTAGGTAATGAGACTACAGGCCACTTGTTCTTTTGTGCCTGGGAGACTGATAGACAGTCTATTTCGCCTTCAGTAATCACTAGCTTTTTACCAGTGTTCCAAAGATGCTGCCCAAACAATCCCATCTTCTTAGCTTCGCCCAGGATGGTGAAGTTCTTCT